CACTAACTACCCATGCACCTAATTTGATCGCTAAATAGCTCATTTTTTCTCCAATTGGTAAGGCGTTCCCCATGAGTCACCAACAGCGCTCTTAAACGCAATTTGTGCGTGTAGCACTTTGTCTGTTTCAGGGTCGCGGAATATTTGCACCAAGACCATTTGCTCGCTGTCTAGGTGCGTGGTGTAAACCTCGTAAACGTATGTTTTGGCATCGGCCATATTGCATCTCCCCTTATCGTCGGTAATTTGACCTTAGGGCATCAGTGTGGCAATTCGGTGAATACCCTTTTAAATGCTTGCTGTATAAGGCTTGCAGGCTGATTAACAAATGCTGGCGAAACTTCCACGTGCAACCAATCGCCGCCCGGCGCATTGTGTATTTCTGGCTTGCTGTACGACTTCCACGCTTGGCGATCACAACGCCAGCCACGCCCAAATGCTTTAGGAAAATAATCAAGCACGCACTCAACGCCTAACTCGTTTGCATTTGCCAGCACAATGTTGATGAACGCAATAGCGCCTTTACGGTTTGCTGTTGGCTGTTTCTCTGAGGGCCTGAACGACAAGTCAACTGCTCGACCAGTGGCATGGGTAGATAATTGGTCATCGTTTCCGCGCATCTGCCTAATTCCCCAACTGCCGTTATTCCAGAATGCACCGCCGCCGTACTTAATTGCTTGCCTAATCCACTCATCCATACCGGGCAATGGGCCAGTAGTTGCGCCGTCACTGTTGCCTGTGTAAGGCCGTGAGCCAACGACTTTAGGGTTGGCTGCTATCACTGTTTGCGCTTATTGCTAAACACGTTGCTTGACTCGCCGCCTTGTTTAGCGTTAACACCGTTACCGATTGAGTAACCGATAATCATTGTTAGCATTGGTACGCCTGATGCCATATCTATTTTGTTTGTAATCATTAGCGCTGTTAGGCACAATAAGCCAACTAACAAAATGACAAACTTAGGTAGGTTATTTATTGTCATTATGCTGGCCCGATGTCCTCTACCCATAGTTGCAATGGGCCAAAAATTGTTCCTGTTCCTGTTTGGACTTTGCCACGCAATTTTCGTGTTATTGACCCTGCGGTTTCTGTGGTTATAAACGATATTTGTTGAAAACTGTAAAAGGCGCCGCCAATTACATAAAGGTTCATAGATGTTTTTATGTTATTGGAACTATCGGTAATGTAAGTTTCCATTGTTCCAGCAGCCGAAGCGTTGGCAGCATTACTAAAAAATGTGTATTTGTAATAACGATTAGCAATGGCAGTAAATGTTACTGAAACGCCTAAATCTCCAGTTGTGGTTGTTAAACCTGCGTTGCCTGCCAAAGTTCCGTAAGCCACAATGCCAAACGGCAAAGCGTTCATTTGCGCGGCGGTAAGTACCGCGCCGCTAACAAACGTGGTATTAGGTGCTATAGCCATCTTTGTGTCTCCTTTAGAAACTTAACAAGTTGTTGTTAAGAGTACCAAATATTGTGTCATTGAGTGTGAGATACTGGTTGCTGTCTGTGCTCTCAAACGTGTATGCGATGACGTGGCTGCCTGGTGTGATGCTGTGAGACACGCCAGAAACGATCAGCGTTTGGGTTTCGGTTGCTGGTGTACCTTGTACAAAGTTTTTGACCACACTGCAAATGCTTGTTAGGTCAAGCGTTAGCGCAATGTTTTGGTTTGCCTCTGACAGCGCTGTGAGTTGAGTTGATAAGCCAGTAAAGCGTAATACAGGGTTTTGGTATTTGCCTAGTAGGTAGTTGCCTAAGCCTGCTACCTCTGTTGTTGTGCTGTTAAGCAAATCGGTTAAGGCGTATTGTTGCGCTTGATAGGTGTTAATGCTGGTTGCGTTGCTTGTGGTTTGTACTGCACCTGCAGGCGATTGGGTCACAATGTAGTTGTAAAGCAGCTCATCGCCGTACTGGTTTATAAGTGTTTGGTATGGCAAACCTGTGCCGTCAGTGTTGAAAGTTGCGCCGGCTACAGGGTTTAACACACTTGATCTGCCCTTAAATGTCAGTGTGCCGTTGGCTGCCATAAACAAATAGCCTTGTTCACTGGTGTTGACTTGTTGTAAATAGTTGAGGCAAACGGTGTCTTGGCTTATAGCAAATGCACCTAACGTGGATGAGCCTGTGTCTATAGATCGAGCGCCTGTATAGGCAATTTCTGCTAAATCTAAGATTGCATTTATGCGTGCACCAGTGGTTTGTGTTGATGGTGTTACAGCGTTAAGCGCTTGGTTTGCTAGCACTGTAAAGTTGTCAGCGCATGACGCATACATCATGTCTTTGTTGCTGATGTCGTAATCTAAATTCCAGTCTGTTACTAAACCTGTGTAAATGGGTATTCCGTTTGCAAGTACTTGCACTGGGCAACGTGGCAGTACGCCGGGATAATAGGCGCTGGCTGTGTTACTTGGGTTTAGAACTTGGGTTTGGTTGTTAAACGCAATGGTGGCTGTGCCAGCGTTAAATTGGTCTAATTGTCGGTTACGGCCACGTGTGATATTGACTGACTCAACAATGCTGGTTAAGTCAACCATTACTACGCCACCTAGCAAGCCTCGACCAGCGGTATCTAACACACCGTAAAACGTGTCGTTTAGTTGGAACGGTGTACCTAAAGTTGCCGTAGTTTGGAAACCAACTAGCACTTGCATTATTGGCACGGTCATGCGGCTGCAAACACCTGACCGCTACGGCGTTGCGCTTTTTGTATTGCGGCAATGATGTCTTGCCCAATTTGATCTGGTGTACTTATTAGCCCTGCGTTTACGGTAATGCTCATGCCGCCGCCAAAACCACTGTTACGGCCATTTAACGGAATAACTGCCTCTGGGCCTGCCTCACCAATCATCGCTAGTGTTGGGCCAGTCACAATGCCACCGGCAGCCATTTTAGGAATAACTATTGGGTTAGGTGAACTTGGTGTGTCATCTCCGCTTAAAAAATCGGCAACGCCATTAAGAATGTTTGCAACTTGTCCAACAATTGGAAATATAAGACCACCAATCACTCTTGCCGCAATTCCGCCTACTCTGTTTATTTTATCCATAGAGTCAGCCAATTTGTTAAAAGCAACAGCCATTGCAACAATACCTACAGCCGCAATGACAAATGGATTAAGCGACATTGCAACATTGGTTGCCACAACTGCTGCAGCAACCGCACCAATAGCGCCAGCAATTTTAACAAACTTGTCTGGGTTGTCTTGCGCCCAATCTGCAAACTTTTGCAACATCGGCAAACCTGCCTCAATTACAGGTATTAACGCTGCGCCGATTGACTCTTTAGTTTCATCTAACGAGTTTTTAAGTATCTTAAACTTGCCTGCTGCGGTTTCTGCTGCAACAGTTGCAGCGCCACCAAACGTGCCACCAAGCACACTTATAACGTCATCAAGTGACGCGCCATCTTTAATCATGGCTTTAATCTCTGGTGACAAAGCTTGCAAACCTTTCATGTTGCCGCCATAAGCCTTAGCCAAAGCATCGCTGACCTCTGACAAAGATTTGCCTGACCCTGCAGAAATGTCCTGTGCCAGCGATAACGCGTCTGTGGCTGTAGCAATGTCCTTAGTACCACGCACAAGGCTTGCCAATGCCGGGCGCAATTCAGAGTCCGCAACACCAGACGCTCGACTCATCTGCGCGATCATGTCCTCGCTGGCTTTAACTTGTGCATCTGTTGCGCCAGTGACGTTTTGCAATGTCAAAGCCAAAATTGCTTGTTCGGCTTCGTCCTCCATTGCGGCTTTAGTAGCACCTACAAGAGCTACGCCTAAACCTGCAAGAGCTGCTGCAGCCGGCACAGCAGCCTTTTTAATAGCAAACTGTGCTTTTTCACCTGCAGTTTCTAGTTGCTTAAATTCCTTTATGGCTTTGTTAATGCCCTTGCCGTCAAACTCTGAAATAATTGGAATAGAAAGCATTACATTGACCGCCTAACCACACTGGCTGTTTCTAAAATCATCTTTTCCATTTCTTTTTCTACGCCTCTGCGCGCTTTATATACGGCAGGCCCGATAAGTCGAGTGCGACCAGCGCCCACAAAACCTAACTGGTTGCCAAGTTTGTTTGCATTAGCACGGCCAGCAGTCTCAAAGATTGCTGTTGCTGGATCTTTTTGCTCAATCAGAATTACGCCTACAGCGTTGCGCCGTGTGTCAATACGCAACTTGACACCGCTTTTTGCTTTAGCCACAGTAAACGGGAATAGTTGACGGCCTCGACTAGACCACTTGTATTGCATACCAGACAACGGCACTTGGTTGTAAACGTCTTTGGCTGCGTTAATTGCTGGCAATGCAATCTCTTTGGCTTGCGCCCTAAAGTCTTTTTGCAGCTGTGGGTCAATCTTTTTGAGCGCGTTAATAGTGTCCTTGACCCCTACCACTTGAATGGTTGCTGTTGCCGACATTGTTACCGCTTTCCTTGCTCGTTAATAACTGTAATCACTGTAAGCAAGTCGCGCGCGCCAAACGGTATTTGTTGTTCAGGCCAAAAACCTGTTGCGGCACAAACTTCGGCTAGTTGCCGTCGATAAGTGCCGCGTCCGTAGGGTTTGGGTTTGTCACATCCGCTTCTGGCATAACAGTCATTTCTGGGTTTTCCTCTAACCATTTCATAAAATCATCTGGCAGTTTTTCGCCTCTGACCTTTAGCAATGTGTAAGCCCAAAATGACCAATCACGAAACCCAGAGTTCTGTGCATCCAAAGGTTTTTTGTTAAACTTTTCTTCCCACAACGCAATGCTAAACAACGTGGTGTACAGATACTCTGGCTCTGCATTAGTGGTACGGGTCAACTTAAGTTTGATACGCATATTGCCTGCCTTGTGTCGGGCCGTTGCCGGCTGTGATTGGTTACGCTACTGCAACGCTATAAACGCCACCAGTAAACGTAATGTCAATGGTGTCAAGTGCGCCCAATGCGGCGTTGACAATCGGCAAGGTTTCTAGGTAGCAACCCGTGAGCGTGGACTCTGGGTTAGTTGCGCTAGTAGCTGCGCTCGTTGGCTTGATCTTGACTGTTGTAGATGTGCCCACCAGTGCGGCCAATGTTGCGTAAGTCTCTGACGCTGCAAAACTGTTGTACATAGTCAAAGTCAATGTGCTGTTTTCAAGTCCAGCCGTGTAAACGCGTGCGGTCTTGCCAAACGATGTGCTTTCTAGTGCCTCGATGACGCGGCTCAAATTGGCAGAGCTGCACTGGTCTGTCATGTCAACTGCGTTGACTGTGACAAGTGGGTTTGATAGGTAAGTGCTAGTGGCCATCTGGGTTACTCCTCGTTGGTGTCTGTATTAGTTTTAGCAGGTTTCTTAGGTTTAGGTGTGGATTGCTCAACAATAAAACCGCCAAACAAGAGCGCTGCCACGTTAATGCCGTCAGCTGGCACAAATGTGTCACCGATAATGCCAAGTTTGGTGGATGCAATAATGTAGATCATGCGGTCTGTGCCTGCACCTTGATTGAGAGGTCGTAGCACGGAAATGATGCGCCGCCAATGTCAATTGAGCCGGGTTGACCAGACAGCACGATTACTTTAGATGCCAGTACTAATGCCACAACCTGCAAAATCTCGCGCAACACTGGCAAACCTGCAGGCCCAGAGCCAACAACTTTAAGCGGCAAATCTATTGTGACAATGTTGCCGTTACCTGCATAAGTAGTAAAACTTGGCGCTAATAGAAACACGCAATTAGGAACAAGTTTTGTTGGGTCAGTGACCACGCGCAAGCCGCTAACGGCTGTCAGCGTGGCTGCTACATCGTCTATGGCCTCGTTGAGTAGGTCTGTGTACGGTGCGGGCATTAGGCAACCGCTGGTCGGGGGATACCCAACAATTGCTTAACTATCGGTGTCAAAGACTGCTGGGTTGGTGTACCCATCGTATCAAACGCTGCATACGCGGTTTCTATTGACCCTCGACTACGCCACAGAGCTGCCGCATACATCAGCGTGCCTAGCGTGGCATCGTGACCCGGTGACGTGGTAAGGCTGTCAAAATAACCTGACTCTTGCCTGCGGCGATATGCAAAATCGTTGCCAGCATTGCGCGCTTGTTCAGCAAGCGTGTAATCATCTGATGGGTTTGTAATCGTCACGCCTAAGTATGTAATCAACGCCGCCGTTGTAATCCATGTGCATGACTGCGTGTAAGTAACTGTTCCGGCATAAGTAACTACATAGTCAACATTGCTACCAGTAGCGGCGTAAATGATTTGGTTTGGGCGCGGCACTTCAACGTCGTACTCAAACTCTCCAGAATTTGAGTCAACACCAATGAACGCGTATTGCGGTAATGCCAGCACCGTAAATGTTCCGTTAAACGGACTCCCGATGCTGGCAACCGTAATGCTCTGACCAACTGCTATGTCAGTTGGTTCTAATGTGCTGATGCACGCGTAGTTAGAGATTAATTGTTTTGTTGCGGTGTTGTATGTGGTCATAGCGGATGGCCGCTTACCTGACTAAGCCTGAGTGATCTTTTGGATCATGCTGGCGTTGGCTTTGAATGTGCAGAAATATCCGTGTGTGGATACTGCACGGGTCAACGTGGTTGGTGCATCAACTGACAAGATGCCCTTCCAGTCCTCGTAAATCTCAAAACCAATGTCTTTCATAATGACCATTGTTTTTGCGGCAAAGTTGTTGTCAACAACAAGTTTTAGACCAAGTGGGCCCTGGTCGTTGCGTCCTTCGCTCGATGCTGATGTTGCGTTGCCTACGCCGATTGCGTTGTTGCCTTGCAGACCGCCGCCCAAGTTTGCGAACAGTGGTCGTCCGGTTGTGTCG